ATTCGTTGCCACAGTAGTAAATGAACCCCCAACTTGACATTTAACAACAAGAGTGTCATCCTCAACTATAATCTCCCGCTGAACACCTTTTAATTCATCTGAATATTCAAATGTTGTAGTTGCTATTGAACTTACATCTACCCTGTAACTTGTTGTTCCTGGCGTTAAAATCTTATAAGAATACTAGGCATCCTGCCTTCCAATCCCTGCAAATAAATTTGTCATTATTAATGAAAATATTAAAATACTTAAAATTTTCTTCATTTCTTTTTTACCATCCTTTTTTTATTATATTACTAAAAATAATCTTAATTAAAAACAAAATTAAGATTATTTAACTGCTCTTCTGTCTCTATATCTTTCAATGTTTGAGTAAAATTAAAAAATTGTTCTCTCAAAGAATTAATTTTTGCTACTAAATTAGCCTTATCTTTATCATTATAATCTCTATTGCCTATTTCAGTTTTAGTGGCTAAGGTTTTGCAAATTTGCTCTTGTAATGGACAATATTGCAATAATAACCTTTCCATCTCATTTTTAACTTTATCATATTTATTGCTTTTTAAGGTATTAATATTTGTTGGTATTTCTGCGTCAATCTTTGGTTTGTGCGTTTCACATAAAAATTTATCACTAAACGAAACTCCCTTTTTGCAATTATCTTTTTTAAAAATACAACCACAATCACAAACTAATTCATCATTAACTTCATAATCTTTTCCATAAAAATTAACTATATTCATTATTACCTCCTTGCATATACTTCTATTGTTGAATTAATTCCAATACCATTTGCTCCTGATGCTGTTAATAATATAGATGTTAAATTAGTAGATGCATCTTTCCACCATCCTTTAATGTTTTGACTTATTCTATCTCCAGCTCCTCCAGATGTATCTTCTCCAAAAGCTTCTACAAAAAATGTTTTGTATAGATTTTGTTTTGCAAAACATCTAATAGCTACTGAAAAATATTTTCCTGAACCATAAGCTCCTAAAGAAATTCTAGTGTTTCCAAGTCCAGAAGTTCCACTAGTTCCATCACTTTTAGTATACCAATCTGTATATTCAACTGCGATCGTAGTAACTCCATTAGGATTTAATTTTATTTCTGAATCCGCAGCAGAAGCACAATAACCTTGTATTAATATTAAATACTCTAAATCCGTATTTCCATCAAGTCCAGTTATATTTACCGTTGTTGCCGATGCACCTAAAGTATTTGAATAAATCCTTTTAAATGTACCAAGACTAGTTCCTGTTACATCTCCAATAATATTTGTTGTTTGTGCTACTGAAAAAGAATTATCAGCATCTTTTCTTGCAATATTAGAAGTATCCGACAAATCAGTTGACGCTATTGTTATATCTGCCGAACCATCAAAACTATTACCTGCAATACTCCTTGCTGTTTCTAATATTGTTGATGTGTCTGCATTTCCAGTTAAATCCCCTGTTACATCTCCAGTAAATGTTGCATCAGTTCCATCAGTTCCACCGTCTAACACTTGTGTTCCATCAGTTGAAGCAACACTACTCGCAGTTCCAACTCCAGCACTAGTTTGAATTGTTCCATCAGTAAATGTTATAGTTTGTATATCTTCAAGATTAACATATCCACTTCCAGGGTCTTTTAATATAGCCCTATCTGCTTTTTCATCAACTTGCTGTATTTTCTGAATTATAGTATCAAGATCATCTTCGAATGTTACAACTGGGATAGTTGTTTGATTAGAATAATCAGTATCTTGATCTAATGGTAATGTTTTTAAGATTACAATTTTATATCCAGTTGCTAATAAATCTAATCCACTTGCAACTGTTGGATATACTACCCATTCGTTTATTAAATCAACTGTATAGTTAGATTCAATTAAAGTAGAAACACCATTTAAATCAGTAATATATACTTTTATATAATCTGCATCCGCTACTGGTAATATTGTTGTCAATACCCAATTTCTAGTAATTCCATTACCACTTCCTATAAATTTATTAATTAGATTTGATACTGTCATATTTTAACTCCTTATTAGTTCTAAAACATTATTAGTTATTCTATACATATCTTTTGCCATTTTATGAGCAGGAAACCCAGCCCACATTTCCCCAGCAGTTGCAGCATCCCAATATAATCTTGCCCAATCTCTATCTCCCATAATAGTATTCCCTATTGTTCCAAGTGCTTTTAATGTTTTATTTATAGGAGAGAATGCTGGAATATTTCCAAATCCTCTTCTATATTTATAATATCCTGAAATATCTCTACCTAGTGGAATTGTTGCTAGCCATTGTTCTATTGGTGCTGTCATCCAATCTAAGGCATCCGGCAATCCACCAGAATATAAAAAAGTAGAAATTAAAGCTATAGACCAACCCGATAAAACAAAATCAAACATTATATGTCTAAAATATTGTCTATTATTAATTTCTCCATCTTTCCATGCTGTATATTCACTTATTCCAATATTTCCTAATTTCATCATAAAAGTCATAAATGCTGTAAATAATCTAATAGCACCCTCTGACCTTTGTAATGCATTTAAATCAATAGGAAGCGTACTAGGTTGTGTTGTTCTAATAACATTATCAGCAAATAAGACTGCTTTTTTAATATCTGATTCGGATGGTTCTCCTTTTACATTTTCATCCATATATTTCATAAAAGAACCTTTCCATATCGGCATAACAGTTGCTCTATCATTCATCTGTATAAAAGCAAAAGATAACTCCTTAACATCTTTCCATGTAAATTTTTTACCAAGTATCTCAATTTCTTTTATATGTGGCTTTATTTTATTTAATTCATCCGAAATAGCCAAATAAGCATTATTAGAACGAATATCTATATAGCCAGATAGTTTTATAATTTCATCCCATGTATCACTATTTTTAGAACCATAAGCCAAACCTTTTAAATCCGTTGAAAGCATTCCTTTCGCAACATAATCAGCACCTATTTTCTGTGCAGCTTGAAAGAATGATAATCTTTGCTTAACTCCAACTCCAAAATTTAAACCTAATATCGCAGTAGTTGACAAGCTTTTTAATTTATCAAAACTACGATCTAAGAAACTATTCAATCTTCTTTGTGGTAATGCTTGATATAAAACCCATTTTCTGGTCTCATTATAAAACTTGCTACCTTGTTTTTTTATTACCATATCTCGCCAAGATGGATCAAGTGTTAGCCTATTAAGATCTCTAAGGTATTCAGCATGCGAAATATATCGCGATGTATCTATGATATGTATTAATAATACCCCTAATTCTAATAATGGCGGCAATGAAGAGTTTGGAATACGAGAAAATCTAAAACCATCCTCAGGAGTAGTTTTTCTAAAAACACTAGAATTTCTATTTTTTATAATATCATCCATACTTTCTTCTTTCTGGATTTTACCATCAGCAGCTTTAATACTTAATCTATGGTCGTATTGTAATGGATAATATCCACCTTTTAAGTTTATAGTTTTACCTTCAAAATTAGTTATAGATATTGGCTGTGCTTCTATTTTAGGTAAATGACGATTATAAATATTAAAATTAACTGCATCTAACTGAGGGAATAATACATTTATTTTATCCCATATATTCTGAATAGAATTTAATTCTTCCTCTGTTAGTTGTCCAATAATAGTATTTAACTGTTCGTTAGAATAACCATAACTATTCTGAATTGTGGTTAAATTGCCTTTATTCCCTACATTTAAAGCAAGTGATATTATTCTTTCAGCATTCCATCTTGTCTGCCCTATATCTTTTAGCATCTGAGGTATTTCTATATTTTCAATATTAAAATAATGTCCGTTATTCTTTTTTGTTAATCGATTGTTTGTATTAGAAATAATATCAAAATCAGGTTTTAAACTTTCAAACATATCTCTGTTTATAAGCTTATTCTTAACCTCTGCCTCAACCCCTTTCTGAACTACACTGCCTAAAACACCAGCCTCTTTATTCTTTCTCCAATTATAATCATCCAACCTATCAAATACCATCTCTGTGATTTGATATTCAGCTAATACACTTTCTATTCCTTTCATGTAACCTTTAACTAAAACACTTGTGTCGTCTGTTGCAATTTTCTTATCTCTTAATTCTCCCATCTTTTCAATAGACGCATCAGCTAATTCTCTTGTTGTTTGATATTGAGTATCTTGTAAAGTTAATAACAAATCTCTACCAGCACTCATAACAGATACTATTGTATCGTTAAGTTCTTCTAACTCTTTCATTTTTAATTCTCTGTAATCCCCTATGTTCTGTCTATTTAATATCCAGGCAGGAGTTTGAGAGTATAATGCCTCATCTAAATCTTTTAAATTAGAGAATGTATCTGCTCCAGTTGACTTGAATTTATCGCTTACATTTAGTTTATAATTTGTGAATAAATCAATTGCAATGTTAGCAAATCCATTCTCTGTATTTTTAAGTCTACTTTCTAATTTTTTTGTTTTATAATTATTCTCTATTTTGGTTCTTAAATCTCTAGCTTTTATTGCTTCCTGTACCAAATCATGATTTAAAACTTGCTTCTGTTTCGCTTCAAATGCTTTTACATAATCGCCTTTCAGTGTGTGATAAATAGCTTGTCTTGAATATTCCTGCTCTGTCTTTGCATACAAATCATATCTAGTCGCATCTTTTACTTTCTTATTTTGGATTATATTTTTAGCAGTATCTCTAATAACTTTTCTTTCTAGTTTTGGTATCTTGTTTCTTTCAATAGTAGAAATCTTATCTTTTAAAATCTGTGCTTCTGCTAGTATAAATTCAAAACTATCATTATTATGCAATGCTTCCTCGCCTAAAATATTCTCATCTTTCTCTATGCTATCTTTTATATTCTTTTCTGCTTGTAGTTGTAAAGCTGTAGCTCTATCTTTTATAGCTTTATTTTTAGATTTACTATTTAATAATTCATCAACTAATTCCTGTTCAGATTCATAATTATAGTGCAATGCAAATTCAGCAATAGATTCTCCACCAATATCATCAAGAAAAGATACTTCATTTTTAGCTGTTATTTTAGTTTTATTTACTATTAACTCTATTAAATAATCATCACTATTCCGATTGTTTGGAACTTCAAGATTGCCAGAATTAACTAAATCAGTTGATATTTTGTCTAACGATCTCCCATCTTTTCGCATAACCTCAAATGTTCCGCTTTGTCTTAAATCTAATCTTTGTTCTTGACTTAGACTAGATGATTTTATTCCACCATTTGCTAAAATTAATTGTTGATAAGTCGAAAACTTTTTATCAGCTAATGGATTGAAGATTACCCCTTTATGATTTTTACTAATAGTCTTTAATGCTTTTGCTCCAACTAAATTAACTATTTCTTCGCCATCAAATCCGCCTCTATCTTTTGCATCATCAATAACATTATATATTTTAATCTCATTTACTTCGGCAGTCGCCTGTTCTTTATAAGCCTTTTTATCACCAATAGCTTTTTCGTATGCTTTTAATGATTTAGATAATTGAATCTCTTCGGAGGTTTTTGTAGCTTTAACCTTTTTATCTTTTAATTCAGCAGTCTTTTTCTCGTCTAGCTTTAATAACCCAGCTAAATCATTCTGCATATTATAATAATTTTCAGCTTGCTGTATTTCCTCTTCTGTTGCTAATAATCTATCAAATACTCCTCGCATTTCTTTGTTTATCTCAACATTCAAATCTTTAATAGATTTATAAATATTAGTAAGCCATTGTTTAAACCTTTCAAAAGCTGTAGCAAGTTTAACACTAGGTGCTTTCCCTTCCCTTAAATATACCTCAAATGCTCTAGCAAACTTTTCTTCTCCTTTTGTATCCATATTCCCATCAACAAACTTTAAAATAGTATCATAATCAGCTTTTAACTGAGTATCTGCTTTCCCTTCTTTAATAAGACTTTTAATGTCTTGTGAGAATACATGTGCTGTTTCATGCAAGAAAGTAGACATATTAGCACTTTTAAATAAATTAATGGTAGTTTGTGTGTCTGTAAATTGAACTCCACCACGGACTATTTTAGTGTCTTCCTGTTTAAAAATATTAGAATCATCAACAGCAAATGTGCCTTGATTATCTACTGATTTTATCTGGGTAGGGGAAAATACAAGATATTGATCTGTTATTAAATTACCATTCGGAGAATCTGATATATTTTTAAAAATAACTCCATCATTGCCTTTATTTTTAGCTTCTGCAATAATTTCTTCTTGATCTAAATTTTTACTACTAGAATCTACAATTAAAGGATTTTTTATATCAATAAAAACATCAACAATATTTTGTCCAGATGGCTCGGACTGAATAGCTTTTGCCTCTAAATCCTCTAATTTTCGAGTTAGCTCCTCACTTAAATTAAAGTTCCTGTTTTTTTCTGCTATTTCAATATCTATTAATAATTTATCTACCTTTTTTTCATGCTTAATATTATTTGGAACTGTTCTTTGTGCAGAATAATCGGCATATTGTTGAGCCTCATCGACGGAATTAGTAAACCAAAACCCACTTTCAGAAGTTATACCTTTAACATCTTGTCCCTTTTGATTAAGTTTAAATTTTTTAATACTTTGATTTGTCCCATGATAAACCACTAAAGGCTCACTATTCTCATCAACAACCTTACTATCGCCAAACCAATTTTTAAAGTTTTCATTCTGTTCAATTTTTCCAGTATCTTGATTGTATGTAATATTGTCTTGTTGTTTTTTAGAATCAAAAAACTTCCCACCAACTTTAACAACCGGATTTATTCTATTAAACCAAGCATCTACTGTTTCGCCTCGTTCTTTGCTTAATATCTTTGCACCACTCATTAATACATTCAACTGACTATCTACATCTGAAGCTTTACTACCCGAATCTATTAATGTTGTTCTAATATCCTGAACTTGTTTAGGTAAAACTTGCTCTTCTTCCTGTTCTTTTACTATTTCTTTCGCATTATTCAACTGATTATTAAATTCTTGTTGACTTATCTTTTCATTGTCTAAAGATATTCCACCATCTTCAAACTTAACAAAAGGCTTTAAACTAGCACTTAATTCTGTACCTGAATAATTAGTAAAAAACTTAGCCGAATTTACTGGAATATCCCCACCAGTCTCTTTAAACTCGCCTAAATCTTTACTTATACCAACCGTATCCGCAAATTTAGTAAACTCTTCCGGTTTCTCTTGTAAGAATTTCAAAGCAGCATTATTGTCAATATATATATTTTCGTCTTTATTTTCTTTTTTGTTTATATCAGTTACAAAATCCTCCATACTTTCAGGAGATATATTTTTAGTTTTACATTCATTTACTGCTGTTTCTATATTCTCAGAAGTTTTAATATCATACTGAAACTTTAAATTTTTATTTACATTCGCAATAATTGTGCTACTACCACCTAACCCAAATCCCGATCCAAATGCTATTAACATTGAATTTAATGTATTCTTTAATATATTATCTAAACCCTCTGGATTGCCTGTAATTCTATCAGCAAACTGTTGAGTTATTTGTGTAAATCCTTCTTCCCCTGCTTCTTGAAGTCCTGCCTGTAATGCTGTAACTCCAAATTCTTTAAAAAATGCTATCGCTCCTGCTTTACCAACACCCTGAACTATCTGTTTGCTTAGTTTTTTTAATATTGAGAATGTTCCAAGCCCTTCTCCTAAAATTTCAAGACCTGCATTAAATCCACCGCCAAGAGCCGCTTGTCCAGTGGTTTTGTCTCCTTCTAGTCCTTCTTTAAAATCACTTGCTCCAGATTGTAAACCTAAAGCTGTTAATCCAACAGCTGGAACTCCTGCTATAAACGAGGCAATCGCCAAGCCTGTATTTGGAGAATTAGCAGTAATGTTTAAAATTAAATTATCAGCAGCCTCTTTATATTGTCCGTTCTTTATTTGTTCTATCAAATCTGCTTCCATATTAACTGGCATATCTTTTTTAGCTTTTTCTTCCCAATATTGAACCATAGGATTATTTAATAACCAATCTGGCGGAGTAGTATCAAGTTTTTCGTTTCCAGTTGCATCAATAGATAATTTCCCCAATTCTCCAAGCCCTGTATATGTAAATGCTGGTATTTTTGCTATATTCGCTATCGTAAGTTCAGTTCCATATTTTAAAGCCCTAAAATTACGTTTTAAAAAGCCCTCATCTTTTTGAGATACTTGTCTTAAAAAGTTCTCAACTCTTTGTAATGCCTCAACATCATCTTTTGAAACTGCCATATTTTCAGGACTTGACATCCAGTTTGCAGTATGCGGAGCTTTAATTTCTCCGTTTATATCTTTTGCAAGTAATGATTTATACATATCTTCTGACTTTTGAAAATCTAATAGAGCATCTTTATCCTGTGTAGCAGATTCGAAATTAATATCTTCTTTTTTGGATATACTATTTAATTTAGCAGCATCTTGTGAACTTAGATTTTTATATGCATTTAAAGACCAATCTATGTCTCCACTTTTTAGTCTAAGTGCAGCATCATACGGATTATCATGTTCTTTAAATTGTGCATCAGTAAAATCAATTTCACTTAATGGAGTTGGTTTTTCGATAGTAGTATTAATGTCTATTTCATCAAATCCATCATATAATGAATTTCTATTAGAAATAGTATCATCTGTTGTAACTTCTTCAAAACCATCAAATAGTGGATTCTTAGCCATTATATCCTCTTTAATTTTGCTACTAGTTTACCACTAGCGTTGTATACTTCTCTAAAATTATTTGTATCTACATAATATTGATCTGTTGATTCACTGTATTGTAAATTATTAATATCTTTTAAATCTTCTGGCAAACTATTATAAATTGTATCTTTTCTTTTTTGCTCATCTTCGAAATATGGCAATTTATATGCTTTGATAGATTTATCAAATCCGAATCTAGGTACTTTTAAAGGTCTTGATAATTGATTTAATATAGATGATACATTTTCTACTGTTTGTTGTTCAGGTTCTAATAATTTAAACTTCTTATCAAACTGTTCGATAAATTGACTTTTATTTATATTTTGATCTTTATTAGCTTTTCCTTTAACTAATCTAAATTCTGCCATACCTGAAATATAAGTATTAACTTGTCTTTGAACTGTTATACTTCTTTCAGCCTTATTTCCATTAATTCCTTTTATTGCATCTGATCTTTTATTTATTAATTCTGTTATCTTTGTTTTATCTCCGATTTTTACTATCTCTGACAATGCAACTCGCTTTAATTGTTTTTGAGACATAAGCTCTAGTTTATTATATTGATTCCAGTCAATCTGTCCGCTAGTTCCGTTAGCCTCTTTTATTGCTATTTTCTGAAATCTTAACATAGCATTTTGAGTACTAGAATCTAATCTTTCTATTGGTATCTTATGATTAACAGGATTTCTCACTAAATTATCCCATTCGCCTTGTTCATATTCATTCTTAGCTTGTATTGCTATTGCTTTTTTCTGTCCATATCTTTTATTTACTTCACTTCTAACTTTCTCAAATAGTTTAGGTTCTGTAATTTTATCAACTTCTTGCAACTGTTCTTCTATACTAAGTCCTGAATTTGATATATTCTTTGCATATTCTAAATATGTACCATTTCCTATTTTTGATTCTAATTGTGAATATACTCCTGGACTAATACCTTCCTTTTGACTTTCTAATACAAGTCTTGCTTGACTATAATTCTCATTACCTAATAATGACATCACAATAGAATTTGCAGTCTTATTATTAAATTCTATTACCTTTAACGATATTGTATCATTATCATACCCACTATCTCTCATGTCTTGTATAATCATACCACGACCAACAGAGGTATTAGTATTTATATTATCTAAACTAGGACTAATAGACATATCATTTATCCTAACATCCAAATTTGAATTTAAAGAGTTTGCTCGATACTGTCTAGTCTGTCTACCCTCATGTGATATAACATTGTCTCTATTTGAGACATAAGAAGTTTTAAGTAAGTTCCCAAGTACCCCTTGTGCATATTTAGATTTATCTTTTAATGTTTCATCTTCTAGTTTCTTGTAAATTTTATCATATTCAATAGAAGCCCCATCAGCTGTTCCTAATTCTCTATTTAATAACCGAATCTTTCTATTTATTATATTTCCATTAACATCTGTGATAGTTTCTATATTATTATTTATTAAACTATCTTGTAATTTTATTTTAAACTGAGTATCAGCATCTATAATTGATTGATTTTCTTTCTCTCTTTCTTTTTTCTTAACGAGATCGCCTGTACTTGAAATTATATTACCTAGTTTTTTAAAAGAATTAGCAGCATCAACCCCAAAAGCAGAAGGAGTTAAGCCTGGAGTTATATTTCTAGCTTGTATTGTTGGAGTTCCAATATTAACTTTTCTTTCTGGTATTCTTATGTTTGCCATATTTTCATCCTTATGCGAATAGTTTTGCTCCGCCTAGTATACTTGAAGTAAGAGCATCAACAACTCCACCCTTTTGAGCTTGATCTCCAGCTATTCTATATCCTTTAGCTTTTGATCTTAAATTCTTTTGTTCTTGTTCTGCTTGTCTACTTACATTAAAAGCAGATAAATCAGCATTAAGTCTAACAGCCATCTCGTCCTGTGCCTCAACATTAGCTGTTGATCTAACAATATCTTCTGCTGTCTTAGATGATAAAGATATTCCGCTTGATGCTAACTGTGATTTTTGACTAGCAACATCAGAATATAAACCTTTTCTTACTTGCTCTGTTTGTCTAGCAGCAGTATCGTATATTAAACCTGTTTGTAATTCAGCATTTTCGCCTACCTCTGCTTGTTGTGCATCAGTTTCACTAGCAAGATATTGATAATATTTATTTTCAGAATTACCACCTGCTATTGATCCAAAGGCATTAAGCCCTAAACCTAATCCGCCTATAATTGCCGATGTAGCTCCCATTATTAACCTCCAAATGTTATTTTAGGGATTATACCTAAAATATTTACTGGTAATGCATCTTCTTGTCTATAAAATAATCTTTTACTTTTTCCAAATTCAACATTCATAACAAATTCAACATTTCCACTAGCTAAAGATATTGGAGTATCAAATGTGAGGTTATCGTTAACAACTTCATCTAGTGTGTTACTATGAGCATCATCTGTAATTGTTCCCACATCAGGATCGCCAACATATCCACCACGACTATTCTCAAATATAAAAGTAGCCTGAGATGTTTTAATCTTTTTATCTCTTAATGTTCCAGTTTCTTGAAGTGTCATATCTAAAGGAAGAGTTTCAAAGTCTGAAATAAATCTAAGACCAACTACTGCTTTTTCTACTTCAACCGGTAATGTTATCTCTCCACCAGTAACAACTAAATCAGCTGTTGTTTTTATTACACTTCCATCTCCCAATACATATACCGTCATGCCCTCTAAATGATCTAATCCTGTTAATGTATCCGTAGCTACTCCTGAATATGATAATGCACTATCTAAATACCATAAATCTTCTACTACTGTTGTTTTTTCTTCAAATACTTCTATGAATTTATTAGAATTTCTAGCAGCAACTACCCAAACTTGATCTTTATTATCAGATTTTAATACTGCAACATTTTCAAAAGTTCCGCATGTATCATGCCTTGAGAAACCTAAAATTTCTTGATTAGGAACATATATCATAGTTAATAAAGTTCCATCACTTCTAACAAAATAGATCGTGCTATTTGGTTCTCTTTGATAATCCATGTCAACTATTTTATATCCATCAAATAAATGATTAGATAATATATTTAACTCATCCCCAAAATATCCGCCTCGTTCTTGGCTATATTCTAAACTCCTAACAATAGCATTAGATGGTTGTAAATATATAACCTTATTCCCTAATTCTATTGGTCTTAATCCTGAACATCCAACACTTTCTTGTCTTGATGCAGATATTGTAGTAGGTGTTATTACTCCAGTTGATGATCCTACTTGCCATTCACTAGATTCTGACAATGCTAATATATTCTCAAAAGATACTAAATTATTTATATTATTAAATTCTCTTGATGTTAATTCTACACTTATTGAATCAGTATCTAATATAGGATCGCTAACATCAAAATTATAATAACTCCCAGTCTTTGACATCCAAATAGTCTGTGGTTCTGTTGGTGTTGATGAAAAAACAAGTCTATCTTTATAAAATGTAGAATTACTAGGAAATCCCCTATAAGTAGACCAAGCACTTTCTGCCCAATCATCACTAGTTGTTATAGCTGCAAATGTTTGTATAATAGTTCCAACTGCTATTAATCCACTAATTCTAGCTGTTATTTTTATTATTCCAGCAGATGAAAAAGGATCGTTTGATATTGTTGCGGTAACAGTTCCACTTCCACTAATTGCATTTATCCTCAATAAACAATATTCATCTTCAACTCCAAAATCGTCTATATCTACATCTTCCGCGGTATATGTTCTAATTGTCGTCCAGGTTGCAGCATTGTCTATTGATTTTTGAATAGTAAATTTAGTCGTAAATGTTGTACCAGAAGTTTTTATTCTCCAATTACCTTTACATGCTATTGTCGTGCTAGTTCCAGCTGCTGCAACAGATACAGTAGCATTGCCGCCATCTATATCGTGATAAACTTTAAAATATGCTCCGACATGTCCAGTAACAAAAAAATCAATAGAAGATGTTAAATTTATTCCTGTACCGACTACTGCCGCTACTGCCATTGTTTCTGCTGTTGTATTTGAAATCATGAATGGTGGAACAGTATATGAGAATGCTGTTAAAGTCCAAACTATATCAGAAAATCTGCTTAATTCATATGTAGCGTAAGATGAATGTGTTAAGAATAATGTGTCAACGCTAGGAGTATATTTTAAATCTGCTAAATCTGCTTCTGCATACGGACTAGGAATTTCAAATATATCTTGCAATACCCACTTACCAGCCGCTAAGTCTGTTGAGAATGTTCCTGATGTATGAGATACTATACAATAATATATAAGATTACTTTCTTTTCTAAAATCCCCAACTACATAAGCTACCGGAGTTCCCCATGCTGTAACATCTCCAAGTCCAAGCCCTATCTGTGATTTATCTTTGTAAAATCTAATATAATAATCTCCAAACTCTAAAATATAACTTTCGCCATAAGCTTTTAATGGGATTATTCTTAAATCTTTATCTGTATACTTTGCTTCTGCTATAAATTTAGTTCCAGTTCTTCTACTTACCCCACCCGCTTTATTTATTAAAAAATTACGACAAGTCTTTAATCCGGTTGCATATTTCTCAATGTCAACTCTTGCATATAAAGATGGTGCTAGTTCTCCTGACGAGAAACTAGGCTGTATTTTACTATAAGCCATTTATCTAGCCTCATAATATGAAGATGTTTTTGGAATCTGTATATTCTTTTCTTGCGTATCTATCGCCTTTGCTTTTTCTATTAATGCCAAATATTCCTGCAAGAAAGTTTGGGCCATTGCCTTATCGCCTGTTACTATCATTGATAATTCACTAGCAAGCCTTGCAACAAAAGCAGAAATAAATAAACTATCAAATAAAACAGGATTAGTTATTTGTTTTATATACTCAACGTATGCTTGATATAAATTAGTGGCTAAAATAGGAGTATTCGTATCAGGAGATGATAATGGCTTATATGTATAATCCTCACTCTTTGCTCCCGTAGAATCAAGTATATTAACTATTCTTAAACATTTAGAGGGCTTAACATATAAATAATCCCAGCCTACAACTGTTTCATTAGCCAATTCAGCCAGAACTTCAATCTTTGTAGCAAAAGACCAGTTATGTTCTCTTAATACAGTATCTCTTGTTTGTTCATAAACTATATTACACTTTTTAGCAACTGTGTTAACAGCACTGAGAGTTAAAATTGTACTAGTTCCAATTTTCGTTAAAGCTAAGTTACATATTTCTGTATCTGAAATCATTTATATGTTCCCCCAAAATTAAGGGGAGAGCAAAGTTACCCTCCCCAAAATAATTAATCCTAAGCTTTAGGATTTTCTAATTCTTGTAACTCTAAAAGCATTTTATTCTTTTCTTTAACAATAACATCTAATTCATTCTTCTTTAATTCTATTGTTCTTATTAAATCAAAGATATTTACCTTTATCACTATAATCTTATCATTTTCCATAGTGCCTCCATTTTTTTATAAAAAAATACATAAATGTCATAATTAAATCAATAACTATGCATTCGTTTTAACACACAATATAAAAATCTGTGCATCCAAAATTCCAACTCCATCAGGTATGATACTTAACGATCCACTTGCTGCAATAATACCTTCTGCAAGTGTAATGTCTGTTGGTCTATCAATATCATCAGCATTAGCCGCAACTGTTACTGCATTTGTTATATCTGTTCCTCCTCCAGCTGCTCCGTTATTAAGCTTCCAAGTTCCACCATCAGCAGAAGTATTTACACTCCAAGCATCTAGTATTTGAAATTGGAAAGGTGCATTCGAACTATAAATATTAACTGCCGATGCTTGATTTGTTAGTAAATATGGAATTATAAAAGGAACTCCGTATTGTGCTGACGCTGCAATAGTTATAGGGTCTAATTCATCTCCATTTACATTTGTTATAACATTACCTGTGCCATCACAATCAATAGTTTTATTTGTTAATGTATCAGCTGTTGCTTTTCCTATTAATGTATCAGTAGCATCGGGAAAAGTAATTACTCTATCATCAGTTTGAACTCCCGTAAATGTCATATCTTTATCAGTAGTAGCACCACTTAAATCCCAAAGGATTCTTTTAGTATTATCTGTTGTATCAACTAACTCACAAGTAGCTTCTAATGATTTATTTTTTAATACTTCCGCTCCTGCCAATGTTGCAACTGTTCCTGTAGCTGGCAAAGTTAATGCAACCGCACTATCAGGAATTGTAAAAGTTACAGTTCTATCAGCACTAATAGCTGTAGTACAAGCAATTAGCATGTCAAAAGCTGCACCTGTTGATCTAACTGACAAACTAGTTAAACTATCACCTGTTCCACCATTTATATCCGGTGCAGTTAAAGTTTTAGCTACAAGAGTTTGAGCTAATGTTGTGAATACATAAGTATCAGCAACACCTGCAAAATCCGGTATTGTCAACGCTCCAGCTCCTCCAGTTTGAGTAGTTACAGTATTCGTTATATCGTTAGTTCCACCTTCCATGGTAAAGCTTGCCGCTAAACCTGTTGCTATTCCAACTGGCAAAGTTGATGCTGCAACTGCTGTCCAATTTGTCCCATCAAAATATAAAACATCTCCGATAGTTTCGCTAGTGATTGTTAAATCAGTAACTTTACCAGCTGTGCTTATATCTGTAGAAACTGCAAGTTTAGAATACGCAATAGCTGCGGCAGAATTTATATCAGCATTTAAAACGCTGTCTGCTAAATCTAATTTACTATATACAATCGCTGCTGCTGCATTAACTTTTGCATTTGTTATTGCTCCATCTGCAACAGTTCCAACTGTTGCACTAAAAGTTCCGTCTATTTGTGTTTTATTTAATTGTTTTACTAAATTAGCTCCGTCTTTAAATTTAACTGTCATATTACTCCTCCTTATTTAATTGTTCTTTTATCCATACTTCATTATTAATCATATTTCTAGGAACATCTTTTTGATATTTATTTAGATATAATTTCTTTAATTCTTCTAAATTACAATCATCATATTTGTCCTTTTTAATACTTTTATAATATTTTGCTTCAATTTCTATAGCTTCTGGACTTATAGCATCAAAATGTTTCTTTTCTGCCATACCAAAATATTCTATTTTTAAAATATCAGGTACAACTATTTGTCCTTGATTCCATTTTTTACGTCTAAATCCAAAACTAAACTTATTTGCTTTAAAAATAACTGCCATATATCCTCCTATCTTTGATATTCAACATCAGCAACTAATTGAGCATCAATACTACCTGTGCTATGAGTTCCAACTGTAACATATTGAAATCTCGAGAACTGCAACAAGCCTAAAGGTATTCTAGCTTTTACAATTACTGTATTAGCTGTTAAATCTGCTTCTGCCACTGCACCTGTTGAATACAAGTTAGTTGGACTAGAGAAAGTATTCTCGGCACAAGTCTGAAAATTAATAGTCAAAGATGTTCCAACTGTAAAAGCTGCATTTACTCTAACAAAAATAAACAAATCATCTCTATATGCATTGCCTGCTGCACCATGATCTGCATAAGTCAATGTTGATATTTCTGTGCCTGTTGTAACTTCTTGAGCTAGCGAATATTCTAAATCTTTATCTATAAACATTTTTAATTCTCCTTATTTAATTTTTAATTTATACTATTCTTGTTTCTGCATTAGTTAATATTTCTTCGTCTATTTGTCTCAAAGGTATTCCATCAAAAAACATTACATCTTTTCTTTCCATGTAATCACTCATTGTCAAGTTTACGTTTAATTTATTTCTCATCATTATTTTTAAATATGTCATAACTGTTCTATTCATATACATTACACAGTTACAATTATTTGTGCTTTTAATCTTCGAAATTGCTACTGTTATAAAATTCATCAATTCAGCTGAAACATCAGATGAACTTCCTGCTGTTTTTAAATCAGAAACATCAATATTACAAACTCGAGCTATATATCTCCAATCTTTAACACAAAATCCTAAATCCCATTTATAATGAGAAGAATATGCCATATATGGATTACCTAAATCATCATACACTTTCAATTTTCCTAAATCTTCTGTCATTAATCCAACATTAGAACCTTTTGGATATATACAGGATACAGTTTCAGGAGACCAACCAACTATATAAATTGAAGCATTGTCTGAATTTTCTCCGCCAGCATCTACTACTTGATATCCAATATTTGTGATATCAGATGAAATAGAATCTAATCTTGCTGCTAAACCTGTGAATTTTTCTGGGTTAACTGTTACATCTCCATGAAATAATGTGTCAGCCATTTCTTGATTCATAGCTTCGATAAACGCTTTATCTTCGCTAAACCTAAAAGCCTCACTATTTCCATTCAATGTTGCCTCTGAAACATCTATTTCCGAGAAAACTTCCAACATACCACAGGTTTCAGTAATCTTTTGTTTTGTAGATTTAGATTGTGAAACACCATAGTTTACTTTTCTCCAAGATACTGCTGGAAGTCCAGTTCGTACAGTTGTTTGATGACCTGTTGGTAAATTACCTTCGATATATACGATATCATCTATTATTTCATTTACTTGATTCATGTGTTCAACTACTTTAGCAATCATACCGTTTGGGTCTGTTGCTTTTGCAATGTCTAGTAAATTATACTTTGTTCCGATTGTAGCCATTTTATATACTCCTTTTTTTTAAACTTCCATATCACTATTTTTATATAGTCTAGGATTTGTCTTATTTATTGCTTTACCTTCTACAAATCTATCTTCTGAAATTGTTTTACCTACTGTATGAAAGAACTCAACGACTTCCGGATGGTTGCCTATTCCAGTTTTTCCCATAATCTCAACAAGATTACCTTGTGTTTCTTTTGAGACTAAAGTTAATGCTTTTGCAACAAAACTCATTTCTGTTTTATAGTCTAATCCTTTATCCCTAAACATAGCTTTTGTTTGTTCTTGCAATTCGCTATTGAGCTGTTTTACTTCTTGTTGATATTTTTCATTTCTCTGAACTTCCATTTTAGTTTGAAGGTTGATTAGTTTCTGGGCATCTTCTTGGCTTAAACCTAATTCTTTCGCAATAGGTTTAAACTCATTAATAGCATCTTCATCTACAGTAATACCTTCCGGTATAACAAAATCAGAATATTCAATCTCTGTTTTAGCATCATCCTTATTCTCTTCTTTATCGTCCACCTTATCCGTATTTTCTGTATCTACTAAATCAATCAATGGATTCCCTGAATCAACATCTTCTGTCTTAACAACTACATCTTCGGTTTTGGTTTCTTTATTAATTACTGCTGTTTTATCATCACTGCTAACAATCTTTTCAGTGTTATCAGCTTCTATTTTAACATCAGTATCATTAATTTCGTCTACCATAATTATCTCCTTATATTTTTTTTATTTTATCTTTACTATTCTTAATACTTGCCTCTTCTGACGCCATTCTTTCCAGGAATATAGGATCACATTCTAATATCTTATCTCTAATTGCTAATCCAACAAATCTCATACCTTCCAATAAATGTATCGCCTCTATCTCCTTTGCTGTCCATACTGTATATAATTTACATTCATTATTTAATAAACTCCAAATAAATCGCCTAAATTCAGGCTGTTTTAATAATTTCTTAAAATCTTTCTTTTTATTATCATTAATTAATTTTAGATCCTTTATCTGTTCTTCTGTTTTTTTATTAACATCATTATTAATCATTCTATTCCCCTGTCAAAGCTGTTAGTGCTGTATTAGGTCTAATCTCTGTTTCTGATAATACTTTTGCACCCTGAACTATGTCAGCTGCTTGTTTTTGTTGTTGTGCTTGTTGTGTTTGCAATGCTTTTTGTTCTCTTCTTGCTGCAACTGCTTCCCTGCTTCTGGTTATTTTAGGAGATATACCTATCTTTTGAACATAATCTCTATATGCTTCATCTGAATTATAATTGTCTGTAATATCGGGAAATACTGCTACTAAATTACCCATAAATGACGAGACTTGCTCTATTGAGTTTGTTCCAATCCTCTTTTGAGCTTGAGCAATCGTTGAAATATAATCGATCTTTAATAAATTGCCTCTTAATTCTTCCGGTGGTTCGCTTATTAATTCAGCTTCTAATATTATTTTTATTGTTTCTGTTAATAAAGGACTTAATAAATTATTATTAATATTCTCGAGTACAGGAGATAATGCTAACAACTTCTCATTGTTTCTAATCGATACCTCTGTTGCCGTCATTCTAGGATCGCCTGTTTGACTAAACATTAAAATTAGATCATTAAAAAATGCTCTCTGTATTCTTTGAGCCACAACATTTGCACTATAATCTAATTTCTGCATATCAACTTGAACTACATCAATAGGCTTAACACCTACTGCACCACTAACTGGGTCGATTATTGTAACTCCATTAGGTCTCAAATCCCAAGCCGCTACATCTGAGGATATCTGATAAGCTGGCTGTGCTATCCTTGCTAAGTTTATTAGCCCATTTTTTTCCATTGTCTGCAATTCTCTAACATCTGATAAAGTATCCCAACCTGGAGAATTTTTGCCATAAGTATCCGAAGTCTTTTCAACTTCCCATCTAGGACAAACTACGGGGAATGTTTCATATCCACTTTCAGATAAAAACTGATTCTCTTTATTGCCTTTCTCCCAATAATACGAAGCAACAGGCATATTTAAACTATCTTTTTTGCTATCATCTATATATTTACGAGGACAAATTAAATGGCATATTTCAATAAAAGAATCCATCTGTTTAGTATTATACATTGACTTCGTGCTTGTGCTGACATTCTCTATCCCAAACTCATCAACTATCTGTGATACTGTCATACTAAAATCTCGTCCATAAGTATTAACTCGTCCTTTGTTATCATTTCCTAGATAAAACTCTCCGATCGAGAATTTTCTAAGTCTTATAACATCCTCAAAATCTTTTTCTATCAATGCACAACTAACCGCAAAAACTGCTATATCTCGATACATAGTTTTCAAAGATTGATAAATATTAGATTGAGCAAATATACTTTTAATCTTATTTTCTAGTTCTTCTAGCCAAATCTTAACTGTGTGATTTTCATATATCTCTTTATCTTCTGTCTCTGTTTTAAACCAATTATTAGTAGGGTTAGTCATATAAGAATACATCATAGTTGAAAAGTCTCTTGCGGCTAACCTAGGGATACTATTTATATTATCTTTATTCTCTACCTCAGCACCATTATTATTAGTGTCTCCCTTAAAATTACCACTACTAGGAGAAATCCAATTTCTTAATTCTTTCCAAGTTTCAAGATACTGACTAGTAGCATTATTAATATCATTTAATCTTTTTTCAGCCCATTCTCTAGTTTGTTTCATATTATTGACCTAACTTTGTTTTCCCACCAAGATTAGTGGTTAATAAATTCGTAGCCTCAGTATTTTTAGAATTACTAGACTTGATAGTAGATAAAAACCCTTTCTGTTGTGTTAATAATTTCTTTCGTCTCTTAGCTGCCTCAACTGACAAAGAATAACCCTCTCGTGTTGTTCCTAATTCAGGTAATATTTCATTTTCGCTAAGTCTACCAGTTCCACCATTCGCACCAGTTCCATTAGTCTCATCTCCATCTAACCCTAAACTCCAATTACTAGGATCTAGTGCTTTTCCGGTATCATGTAACCCTTTCTCTATTGCATCTCCTGTATCATGCAACCCTTTTTCTATTGTATCTCCAAAATTTATTGCAATGTCATTCACATCTCTACCTTTTTTTTTCACATACTCTAAAGGATCTTTTACAAAGTTTTTTGTAGTCTCTATTGCCCCTTGAACTACATCAACTGGATTCCAACTTCCACCACTACCCATTTTTATTCTCCTTTTTCTATTGTTGAAAAACAATAATCAGTATCTATGCCATTAATTGGCAACATCTTTGGAAATATCCCTATCTCTTTAAACTTTAATCTTTTACTTAATAATTTCACTAGTCTGTTATTATTCGCAAAACAAATATCAATTCTATTTACTAAATCATATTTTTTAAAGTAATATTCTAATGCTAACTTAGAGCATGGAACTGAATATTTAGGACTTCTATAATCCTCTCTGTTGTATCCTGTGAAGTTTAAAGATTTATAGCCGGCTATTACATAACTCGAGCAAACAATCTTATTATCCTCATCTCTTGCAACACAAACATCTATTATATTATTTTCATAAAACTTTTTAAAATCTTCTTTTGTCTGTACCAAGTCTATATCTGACAACCAATCGCCTATAAAATCAAAAGTATCAACAAAATCAGAACATCTACCGCCAACTACTTTCAACTTTTCGACTGTTCCTATTGTTTGTTCTTCCGAATATATCATAATCTTTTAGTCCTATATGTTTTTGACCTGCAATTAATTCATTTCTATCTTTTTTTCTAACTGGCATAGCGAAAGTTAAAGCTAATCCATCTCCTATATTAGGGGATGGTATGCCTCTCGATTTCATATCTTTCTTACTTTCTAGTGATATTTTACCAGCATGAACACCTGTTGGAACTATATAATATTCTGGACTTATTAACTCGTTGCATAAATCGCTATCATCCGGTATAGCTCCACCATCTCTAAGCCAAGCCTTCATCAATGCCCACATCTCAGTTCTTTTATTCAAATATTGAATATCTCTAGGTGCTCCTCCAAATTTAACTAAAATCCACCTTCTTCCCAATAACTTTCCAGCCGAATATATCCCTGTTCCATATCCAAAATCTACAAAAACTGTATCTGCCTCTAACTCATCCTCATATCGCATAACTATCTGAGCAATAACATAATCATCATCATTTTTTGGAATTACCTGTAAAACTTTACTTATATTTCCTTTTCTCCAGACTATTGCAGTCTTATCTCCACCATCCCAAGCTGGATCGACACCTATTATCGAAGGTGCATAATCATAACTTAAAATATTGTAATGCTTTCCCCTTGCATTATCAACATATTCTCTGTTTATAAACTGCATGTCTCCAACAGCAGGGAATTCCCCTCTAACTCTGACTTTTACATAATCACTATCAATTCCATAATCATCTATCCAATTTTGCATAGTCTCTTTATTCGTGAATGATACTGTCCTGCTATCAATTTGCTTATGTTTCCATCTATGCCTAAATTTAAAAAAACATTCTCTAAACATCCCATTGTTTCTAGTAGGATTCCCAAACACTAAAAATAAAATTTCTGTGTTCTTATCTGTCATAGCTCCTTGTGCAACTTCCCAAATAGCATCTGGAATTGCAGAAGCCTCATCAAATATCAATAACACTCGCTTGCCTTCATTATGCATTCCAGCAAAACTTTCTGTGTTTCTTTCACTCCAAGCAATCATATCACAACGCCAAGTTTTTTCGTGTCCAGCTTCTTTAGAGTATAATGCTGTTGCAGTAAACTCAAACCAATGACCACAAATACAAAGCCTATGCCACTTCGCAAGCTCAGCCCATGTTTTAGTTTTTAACTGTGTCTCCGTATTTGCTGTTATGATTATCTTTGTATCTTCTAGTGTAGAAAGACCCCATAAAATTAACCAAGCAACTATTGTAGACTTACCAATTCCATGTCCCGACGCTACTGCTATCTGTATCGCTTGATCGATTGTCAAAAGACCGTCTTCTATTTGCAGTAATAATTCTTCTTGCCAAGACTCTATATTTTTACCAGAAAGATCGCCTTCTCCCCAATTAAAAACATACCTAACAAAATTCAAAGGCTTTTTTCTAAAACTTGCAATATCTTGTATTAATTCTAACTCTAATTTATCCATTTAACCCTTTTTTTATAATTTTCATATCTCTCGTTATAAATAAACTACTTTAATTTATTCTGAAAAAGTCTTTTTAAAAATACAATAAAAACAAAGCTTCTTTTAATTTTTTATTGTTATTTTATTTTTATTACTTTTATTTTATGCTAATACCAATTTATTTGAAATTAATCTCAAATTATGACCTGCTCCACTTAAAATTGCATTATTTTGGTCTCCAATTATTCCTTTTAAATAATTTTTTCCTAAATGACATTTTCGTTTTTGATGGCTTATCATTCCTTCAATCATACTGCGTCTATTAATTTTTTGACGAATCCAATTTGTTACTCCGCGTTTTTGACCACTTTGATATACTTGTACATTTTTTATTTTATGTCCTTTATAATAATCACAATAAGTAAATTTGATTATTTCTTATGATTTTTTATAATTTATTTATGTAAATTTAACAGCAGGAAGACAACTACATATTTGTCCTTTGGCTTTCAAAAAGACCAATCCAAAAAGACTGTTGCTTCCTGATTTCTAACTTTTAAAACATTTATTCAGCATGTTGTGAGTTTTATTCTTATAAAACATCACTTATTTTCCGAGGCTATGTCAGTTAGATATTCTAGGAACCTGCTTATTATTATTTACATTTTTTATCTCAAAAAATCTTTCAAA